AAATAAACACGGACAACCAAAAGAACAAAATTACAACTTTTTTTATACTTTAATAAGTGTAATTATATGGATTGTTCTTTTATATTGGGGTAATTTTTTTAATTAATCGAATTATATCTGTATTAAGCAAACCCGTTGCGTATATTCGTTCGTCGCAAATGATTTTATCATTCCATTGAAACACCGCAATCAAAGACGATGGATCGTTTGAGAAACCAAAGTCAAGACCGAACCCAAGTAAAGTCGCTTCACTTGGAATGTTGTCAATGATTTGCCAATTATTAAAGATGACACCTTCTAACGAACCAAGTTGACCAAGTCCGTAAACCTTCCACCAGTTCTCCCAATAAGATGACGTCTTTGCTTTTTCACGTGCCTTTTCAATTTCTTTTACAATTGCACCATCGAGTGCTTCATTGTCCTTGTAAGTCAAAACAACAAAGTCTGTGTCGATGTCATTCATCAATTCAGTATGAACCCAGAATTCATTTGTTGGATTGTAATCTAAATAAATAAATTTCTTTGTACGAACTGACAATTGTTGATAGGATTCAAAGTCGATGTTGTTGCATTCGTTTACGAATAGAATGTCCCTTCGTGCGCCTCGCAATTTGTCTGGTTGATCCACACTAAAAAATTCAATGTAAGAACCATTCTTGAAACGATACTTTAAATCTGACTTATTGAATTGTGAATCTTTGTATAAATCGCAAAGAATCATAATCTTTTGAAAGTCTTTTATTGCACCACGTTTTAAATGCGGAATTGATTCAGACACGATTGAAATTTCCGACATTGGATTTTCAATCGCATACGAAATCAACAAAGGTATAATCGAAAAAGTTTTCGAAGACGATGTTCCACCTTGAACGATTCGAATCCGTTTTCTTAATCTGGCAATTTTACTTTGTGCTGTCGTCGTTTGAAATGACATCGAGTTCTAATTGTTTAAAAATTGGTTTTTCAATATTGAAATTGACTTCAGATTCAACTTTCTTTGGAATAAAATATTGTGCGTATTTAGCAAACAAATCCAAATATTTCGCTGGATCTTTTTCAAGTACGTCAGCAAATGCTTGATGCACGTTTGGAACTTGTGCTTCAAGTGTCATAATAAACAATTCACGCGCTTCAATTGTCATTGCGTGTGTTACACCTTTCGGTTTGAATCCCTTATGACCTTTTTGAAATCCTTTTATGCCTTTTCCGCTTTGAACTTCTTCTTCTTCGTTTTGCATAAAATAAATATATTTATATTATGAATTTTGAAATAATTTATTCAAATCACGAATGATTGCTTTGTGAATGTTTGAACACGATTCGCAAACTTCGATTGTGATTCCGAAGTATTCAGAATATAAACCATTTAAAAACGGAACCCAGTTTGTTATGTCTGTGATTCTATTTTCTAAAACACGATTTCCGCATTCAGATAAGAACACTTCAAATTCTTCTTTGTGTTCTGAAGTCATTGTTTTTGAAACTCGTTTGAATGGAAATATTCTGTTCAATAAAAATTTTCTTTCATCGCACCCTTCACAATCACCAACAATTGCTTTGATTCCAGTTGCTTTTGTAATTTTTTCAATTACGTCGCCAAGTCCTTCAATTGGTTTTTTTACTTCGAATGTTTCTAAAGTTCCTTCAATCACGTCGCCAGTTTCTTCAATTTGTTTCTTTGTAAGTGGTTTTTTTACTTCAAATGTTTCTAAATTTCCTTCGATTTTTTTTCTACGCTTTGCCATAATTTGTTTTTTATTTTTTTTGTTGTGTTGTGTATTGTTTGAATATGAATTCCAGTATCACGTGCCAATTGTCTTTGCCCGTATTCTGTTGTCAAGTCGATTATTTGTTTTTCGTACCAAGATAATTTCTGACGTTCTTTTTCTAAAATTGAAAGTATTTCGTCTTTTTGTTTGTCGTAATCTTCGGCGTAAATTTCGATGTTTGAAAAGTCATCGATTAAAATGGTTTCTTTTTCTTTTTTGATTTCGTTATAAAACTGATTTCGCATAATGAAATAAATATAACATTCATTAATTTGGTCGATTGATTTTCCCGAATTATAGATTCGAATATACATATCCTGGACCAAGTCTTTTGAACGTTCTGAATTTCTGCAAATTTTGTTTGCAAGTTTAATCCATTCGTTATGTCGTTTTGCTAATATATCGAGAATCATAAAATTGTTTTAATTTAAGTCGGTGCCATTTTGTTTTCTTGCCAGTGTTATGATTCAAGATTGTATCAATTGCGTCGATTGCTTTGTATGAAATACCTTCTTCAGTTGCAACAAATTCAAGTTTGAGTCCTTCGATTTCAAAAATTTTTTGATTGACTGATCCGTCTTCGTTGATAATACTACTATTCATATAACACTAAAACTTTGAATTGTTCGTTTTCTAATTGTTTGATTCTATGCTTTTGAAGTTCAGATAGTTTCCCACCTGGTCGTTTGACTTCAATGAAAATCGTTTCGTTGTTTTTTAGACACATCAAATCTGGAATCCCGTTTGTGTTTGTCTTAATAAGTTTGACGACAATATAGCCAGCGTCTTTATAACGTTGAATTATTTTCTTTTGTATGTTTGATTCTAACATTTAAAATTTTGTTTGTGTAATGTTCCAGAATGAATTTGTTCACTTGTTGCCAATATACTCGTTTTTTGATTGAGCAATTTTTTAAAATTTCGTTGATGAATATTTTGCAAGAAAAGAATGCAACGTCTTCGAGCATTTTATTTACGTCTTCGTTGGCGGTTTCAAATTTGAATTGATTGTAAATTTCAATTGCTTTGTTTGGTGGTGTCATAATATTTGATTTGATTAATTAAAAAAATTACCCCAATATAAAAGAACAATCCATATAATTACACTTATTAAAGTATAAAAAAAGTTGTAATTTTGTTCTTTTGGTTGTCCGTGTTTATTTGCACTTATCAATAGTGCAGTTAAAAATATTACTAAAAATGTGATTTGCGGTGCATTCATAATTTAAGACATTAAAGGTTTTGCTTGTTCGATTAAATCTTTGAAGTTTTCTAAAAATAAATCCCTTGTTTTTTCATTTTGAAATGAAAGAAAAGTGTTTGATACTTCGTAAGTTTGAAAGTTTATTTTATCATTAAAAAAATCAATACAATATTTTTTAGTTTCAAAAGTTGTCCAATCTGGCACCCAGCCATTTCGATACACTTCACGAAGTTGTGAAAGTTGCGAAAGTGCTATTGATGCTTTTGCTTGTTCTTCAGTTGCAAAGATATTTTGATTTCCGTCAATTGCTTCATTTTCTCCTACATCAATAATAGAACTATGCATATTCGAATAATATCCAGAAATTTCTTTTAATTCTTCCCACGTTTTTGGAAGTTCTTTTTTAATTTCTTTGAACACAATTTGTTCAAATGTTGAATTTTCTTTGTCGATTTCAAATCCGTTTGGGATTTCAATTTTTAATGTTTTCATATTTTTATTTTTTTTTAATTGTTTTAATAAATTACGTTAAATTTTTCATAAAGAAATTGTTGCAAACTTGATAATGATTCAAACACATAAATCGGTTCTTTTTGTGGTGAATTTAAATTTATAAGATTATCATTTGTATAAACGATATATCCGTTTTTTGCTTTTTCAATTCTTAAATTGTGAAAAATTGGTTCCATTTTTTTGTTTTTAATTGTTATAATTCTGTTTTAATAAAATGATTCAACGTATAATCTTTTTTTGCAATGACTTGTTTGTAAATCTGTCGTTCAATTCCTTTGTCTGAAAAGATCCAGTAAATGTCATTTGTTTTTCGTTCCATTGTTGTAAGTCGGTCCCGACTTTGCCAATATGACAACGCACTAAAATCAATATTATAATAAATCAATACATCGGCATTTTTTAAACTGATTCCCTCACGACCAGAAACGATTTGCAATGCAATATGTTTGTCTGTTTCATTAAATTCATTCAAGTCAGTTGTCAAGCAATCCTTGAACACTGATTTTAAAGCGTTCAATTCTTGTTGAAACTTATAAAATATTGCAATCTTTTTTCCTTTGAACGTTTCTTTTATGAATTGTGCCTTTGAATCGTCAATGACTTTTGCGTTTCCAGATTCAAATATAATAGTTCCAGACGACAACTGATGAATTTTTTGCATTAACTTTACTTTTGTATCTGCAATAATTTCTTCGTCTTTGCCAATTACAATCAAATCACGTTTAAGTTTATTTATTATGTCGTATGTACTTTGTTTTAAAGTACAAATAAGAACGTTTTCGTTTACTTTGGTTGAAAAACCAGCTTCATTTTGTGTAAATTTAATAAAATATTTTGATACACAAGCATTTATGTCAGAAAATTTTGCATCTGAATAATCTTTTACGATGTAACCGAAGTTTTTTTCTTTGACATTTACGAAATCTTTTGCCCAAGAATAAAAGTTTTTATATTGTGCAAATGGTGATTTGTCAGAAACCCAAAATTGATGAAACAATTGCGAATAAGATTCGGGCGAAGGTGTTCCAGACAAAAAAATCATTGGCAAATGTGAAAAGTTTTTCTTGATGAATTTCGCTGAAAGATTTGGTTTTGGAAAAGTTCCGTTCCTATGATGTTCGTCTGAAATAATTAAATCGAATTTGCCTTCGATTTTATGCAACGATTCATTGTTTATGACAACTAATTCATAATTGTAATTTAATGCGCTAAAATCGTCTAAAATTGATTGTATCGCTTTTTTCTTTGTTATAAACAAAACGCGTTTATAATCTTTTGCAATTGTCAAAGCGGTTGCGGTTTTTCCAGTTCGAACTTCCATCGCCAGGTAAACGATTCCGAATTGCTTCAGAATCGATTTTCCTTTTATAACGATGTCGTTTTGATAATCACGCAAAATCATTTGTTAAATTTTAATTTTAAAATGTTATAGTAAACTTTGTTTACTGATTCTTTGTTGTTTCCTCGATTGTAATTAAATAGCATTATTCGTTTAATTCTTTGTAGTGGTGTCATATCTTATTTGTTTAATTATTTATAAAAAATCAATACTTCTTATTTTTGCACGTGTGAAATCGTCTTTGAAAATATCGATTGCATTTTTGATGTCAGTTGCTTGAATTGTGATTTCATAATCTTGACATTCGTCATTTTTTTCAACCCAGTAATAAAATTTAAATTGTTTCATTTGTTTTGTGTTTTCGTTAGTTTCTAAAATTTCATCGAAATATGTCATTGTTAAAAAAGTTTTTGTTGTGAAACGTGATTTTTTATTCTTTGAATTGCTTTGTCGTAATATTCTGAATCAAGTTCACAAGCGGTCAATTCAAATCCGTAATCGTGGCAAGCTATTGCAATACTTCCAGAACCTAAATGTGTGTCAAGAATTTTTTCGCCTGGTTTTGAGTACTTGTCTAAAATCCATTTATATAAAGCAATTGGTTTTTGCGTTGGGTGTATATTTAAACCTTGCTTCATACCTTGTTTTATTTTAGGTGCAAATCCGCTTTCATTTCCTCTTGCATATTTAAAAATTAATAATTTAGTATTAAAACTATTCCAAGCCATTTCACCGTGAGAAAAGGAAAAATTGTATTGCATTTTATCCCAAACAATCCAACTCATAACAGGTTCTAAATATTGTGTGAAATAATTTCCACCCCATATAATTTGATTTTTAGAAACTCTTTTTAGTTCGTTAAAATAATTTTCATTTGGTATTGCACTATCCCAACTACCTTTTTTATGTTCTTTAAATCCGTTTGCTTTACAATTAATTCCATTTTTAAAAGCATTTATATCTGCATTAATTCCGTAAGGCGGATCAACAATTGCCAAGTCAAAGTGATTATCTGGAAATCAGACGACAAAACCTTTGCATATTATGACAAAGACAAAAAAGAAAACGTAAAAATTGAATTACCATTTAAGTTTTTGACACTTATGGAATTTCACACAATCAAAGGTTGGAACGACAAAAATCAATCTGGCGTTTATTCTAACGAAGTAAAATCAATTGGAAATGACGAAATCAATGTCAGACTTTTCAAAGGCAATCAATCGGTAAAAGGTATCTACAAAGACATCAAAGAAACGATTGTCGCAATGGGCGGTCATTACACAAAATCAATTTATATTATGTTAGAATCTGGCGAAATTGCAAACGTGAACATCAAAGGTTCTTCAGTTAAATCTTGGGGCGATTTCACACAAAAATCACGTTCACGTTTATCAGATGAATGGATTCAAGTTTCAAATGCAATTGAGTTGAAAAAAGGAAAAGTCAAATATTCGATTCCAGAATTTAAATTTGCTCACACTTTGTCAGCGGACCAGGCAATTCAAGCCGATAATGCCTACAATGAATTAAAAAATTATATTGATTCTTATCTTGCAAAAAACATTGAAGTTATTGAAGACGAAGAAGTTTCAGTTGAAGACGTTTTTTAATTAATAAAATCACCTCACGATGTATAGGTCAATCGTTTTTTAAATTATGGAAAATATAAAACTTTTAAAAGACATTACAACAATTACTGGTATTGATATAAGTAAACAATCACGAAGACGTGAAATTGTAGAAATTAAAGCGATTTTTTGTAATATTTTAAGAAAACAAAATTTCACTTTGCAAAATATTGGCGACACAATAAATATGAAACATTGTTCAATCATTCATTTGTTGAAAGTTTACGAAATCATTAGTGATATGCCACATATTCGACGAATAGAAAACAAACTAAAACTTTTGAATGAAGGTTTTAATTTCGAATTTTTAGATTATCAAAACAAAATTGATGAATTAAGACTTGAAAACGAAAAATTGAAAGAAAAAATAAAATTGAATAACAACGATTTATTTGAAAACGTTTTTAAATTAGCAAATGACAATCCATTTATTTATGACAAACTTGTAAATTTTTACAATATTAATTCAAAACTAAAATTTTAATGAAACCAGAAACTTATAAATCGATTCCGTCGCACATTCGAAATCGAGCAATTGAAAAGATTGGAAAAAGAACAACAACAATTTACAACGCAATCTTTTTTCAATTCGGAAAAATACCGACAACATTCATTCCAACACTTAAAACAGAAATCGACAATGAAATCAAATATCTTAAATCAATCAAAGAAAAAATCTGACATTCAGCAAATGTCTGAATTTTATGAATGGCTTTTAAAAGTCAAAAATGTATATTTGCACGACAACAATAAAATTGACAAAGCATTCAAACGTGTAACACAATGACGCAAAATCCTTATTAACGAACCACAACGAAAATAAAACGACACGACACAAATTTTTTTGACTTTTTTGCGTCTTTGCGTCTAATTAAAAAACAATTAAAATGAAAATATCAGTATTTAAATCACTTTACAAAACAGATGACGTTCCGTTTGACTTGGAAATTATCAAAGTTTTGGACCGCATCAAAACTGGTGCGTCAAAAGATAAGATTTTACAGATTCGAACAATGCCAGAATGCGAAGAAAAGAAACAATTAAAAAATTCATTGATTTCAATTCTATTTAATGGAACTTTTTCAACAAGAAACGACAACGCATTGATTGAACATTCTGGACTTTGCATTCTTGACTTTGACAAATATGAATCTGAAGAAAAGAAAAACGAAGAACGTAAAAGATTAATCAAATGTGAATATGTTTTTTCAGTTTTTGAATCACCGAGCGGAAACGGATTGAAAGCATTGATTCGAATTCCGAAATGCGACAAAGAAAATCATAAAAGATACTTCAAAGCATTTGGCGAATATTTTAAATCCGATTATTTTGACTTTAAAAATTCAAACGTTTCACGTGTTTGTTTTGAAAGTTATGATCCAGACGTTTACATAAATGAAAACGCAACTATTTGGGACAAATTAAACGAAGACGAAGGGTTTTCAGTTTACGAAAAGAAACCATTATTGCCTTTGCAAGACGAAGACGAAATCATTCGACGTTTGTTGAAATGGTGGGATTCAAAATACGGATTTAAAGAAGGCGAAAGAAACAACAATCTTTTCATTCTTGCAATGGCGCTTTGTGAGTTTGGTGTTCAATTCGATTATGCTATTGGCTACGTTCAAAACAACGTTGTTTATGGTAATTTTTCAGAATTTGAATTGACAACTTTGTTTCAAAGTGCTTACAAACGTGCAACACCTTCTTCAAAGTATTTTGAAGACCAGAATAAAATTGACAGAATAAAAAACAATTTGTCAAAAGGAATGCCAAAGACAGAAATCGCAAATTTTTTAAAAATCGACGAAAAAATAATTGACGAAATAAACGAAATAAACGAAGACGAGGATTTCTGGCAAAAGTATGAAGACAAAAAAGGAAATATTTCAGTAAAGATTGATTCATTAAAATACAAATATTGGCTTGAAAGAAAAGGTTTTAAAAAGTATTATCCAGAATCGTCAAATCAACCTACATTTGTACATATTAAATCAAACAAAGTCAATCAATCGAGTACAGATATAATCAAAGACATAGTTTTGCAACACTTACTGGACCGAAACGAAATCGAAGTCTTCAATTTTTGTTCAAAATC